GAAGCATTGTGATTTTTTGATAGTAGGGTTGCACTGCAATCCGAGTTATAAGAATCCGCAGCAATCGATCTACGAGCGATACATGCAACTGCGTGCGGTTAAATGGGTTGATGAAGTCATTCCATACGAAAATTCAGAAAAGGATAAGGACGCGTTCGTTTCGCTTGACTATGATGTTTACTTTCTAGGCGAAGATCACAAGTCTGACCAATGGGAACTTAAAGACAAGATCGAAGAGTCTGGTAAGGAGATTGTGTATCTGAAAAGAAAACACAGTTACAGCAGCAGCAAGTTAAAAGCAAATTGAAGTAAATGGATCAAGATAGAAAATTTGCTGTTTTTATCCTTTCTCACGGCAGGCCAGATAACGTCATAACTTATAGAACTTTACGAAGTCATGGCTACACTGGAAAGATCTTCATCATAGTAGATGACGAAGACAAGACCATAGACGAATATAAGCGAACTTTTAAGAATGAAGTAATCGTATTCAGTAAAAAAGATTACGAAGATAAGTTCGACATAATGGATAACTTTAAAAACAATAAAGTTATCGTTTATGCAAGAAATGCGTGTTACGACATAGCGCGAAATTTAGGTTTAGATTACTTTTTCGAATACGAAGATGATTACACATGCTTTCAGCATCGGTTCATCGATGGCGATTCTTTAAGAGGAAAGAAGATAGAAAATTTAGATAGCGTTCTTAACGCTGTAATAACTTGCCTAGATGAGACAAAGGTAGATACCATAGCATTTGCTCAAGGTGGTGACTTTATCGGAGGCGCTGCTTCTTTCGACAACAACACGCTCAAAAGAAAAGCGATGAATAGTTTTGTTTTCAAGGTTAATAAAAACCCTGAAAAAGATATTATTTTTATAGGCAGAATGAACGACGACGTAAACACTTATTTGACGCAGGGCAAGATAGGAAGATTATTCTTCCAAATATCTGATATTTGTTTAGTTCAAGTAGCAACACAATCAAATTCTGGCGGTAATACGGAAGTCTATAAATCGTTCGGCACATATGTGAAATCGTTTTATAGTGTTATGGCTGCTCCGGACTGCTGTAAAATTGATTTAATGGGCAGAAAGCACAAGAGAATCCATCATAAAATCAATTGGAATAATGCAGTTCCTAGAGTAATTGACGAACGACATAGAAAAATTAAGGCTCGCTAATGCCAGTTAACGTAGGCACAATAGCCAATGCTCTTAATCTAACCACTAGAAGGGTTTATCAGTTAAAAGCAGAAGGTTTGCCAACAGTAGGAAAGGGCCAATATGAGATTGGCCCCTGCATGGCTTGGTATATTCGATATCTTCAAGCCGCCCTAGAAAAGCGCGGACCTAACACGAACCCCGATACGCCCGACCTACTAGCCGAAAAGACTAGGTTAGCGCGAGAGCAGGGCGATAAGTTAGCGATAGAAAACGCAATTAGTCGCGGCGAATTAGTCTACGCCGATGACGTAGTCAATACTTGGGCCGACCACATATCGAGTGCTAAAGCAAAACTGTTGGCGATGCCTACGAAACTCGCCCCGCAGTTGGTGAACCAATCTAATGCAAATGTCATCGCAGGACGTATCCGCGAAGAAGTCGATAACGCTCTCGTCGAACTCGCCGAGAATACCGTTAACGTCGAGCATATCGAAAGCATTGAGCCAAGCGACCAGGACTTGGAACCCGCCGCCGAAACTGACGATCTCGGAATGGGCTGATCGTTACAGAAAACTCTCGAGCGAAAGCGCAGCCGAGCCGGGCGTGTGGAGAACCTCTCGCGCACCGTATCAGCGCGGCATCATGGATGCGATTACCGACGAGTCGGTGAAAGAGGTCTGGATACAGAAATCCGCACAGGTCGGGTGGACGGAGATTCTAAACAACGTCATCGGGTATCACGTTCACCAAGACCCTGCGCCGATGCTACTGGTGCAGCCGACTCTTGAGATGGCAGAGTCGTGGAGTAAGGATCGATTCGCGCCAATGGTGCGGGATACAAACGTTCTCGCCGAACGGATTGCCGACCCGAAGGCAAGAGATAGCGGCAACACGCTGCTGCATAAAAAGTTTACAGGCGGTCACTTAACGGTCGCGGGTGCAAATAGCCCGTCGGGTCTAGCCTCTCGCCCGATTAGGATTGTCTTATTCGACGAAGTGGATCGTTACCCCGCGAGTGCAGGAACCGAGGGTGATCCGATTTCTCTCGGTCGAAAAAGAACGGCGACTTTTTGGAGTCGTAAAGTTTTGGCAGGAAGCACGCCAACGATTAAAGGATCGAGTCGTATCGAGGCGGGATTCGAGTCGGGCGACCAAAGGTTTTATTACGTCCCCTGTACGCATTGCGGAGAGTTTCAACGACTCGTTTGGTCACAGGTTAAGTGGCCCGAGGGTCAACCGGAGTTAGCCGAATACGTCTGTGTGGCGTGTGGCGCGATACTCAACGAAGCCGATAAAGCCGAGATGCTACAGGCGGGAGAGTGGCGAGGAACGAAGCCGTTTTCTGGCATCGCCTCCTTTCACATCAGCGAACTCTATTCCCCTTGGTCAACGTGGGCAGAGATGGCGGTCGCCTTTCTGCAAGCGAAGAAGTTTCCCGAGACGCTACAGACTTGGATAAACACCGCCCTCGGTGAAACCTACGAGGAACGTGGCGAACAGGTCGAGTCGGTTGGTCTAGCGCAGAGACGAGAGCCGTATACCGTCGCATCGATACCGCAACAGGTCTTGATGCTGACGGCGGGAGTCGACGTACAGGATGATCGGCTAGAAGTTACGGTCGTAGGTTTCGGTAAGGACGAAGAAACGTGGGTCATCGACCATGCGGTACTGCGTGGCGACCCCGGATCGGAAGCCCTCTGGAATGACCTCGACGGCTATATCGCACGTAAGCGCGAAACCGAGGATGGTCGACCTCTAGTTTTAGAGGCGGTTGCTATCGACTCGGGCGGTCACTTCACGCAACAGGTTTACGCCTACTGCGCTAAACGCAAGGCGCGTAGGATTTGGGCAATAAAAGGTGCTGGTGGCTTTGGTCGCTTGATCTGGCCTAAGTCGGCAGGAAGGGCAGGGAAAACCTCGGCGCAGGTTTTTATAGTCGGCGTAGATACGGCAAAGGATGTCCTCTACGGACGCATGAAACGTATCACGCAGCCGGGAGCGGGATATATTCATTTTCCTGTTTCGGTCGACGAGGTCTATTTCGACCAGTTGACCGCCGAGGTGTTGGTTTACCGCATGGCACAGGGACGGCGCGTGAGGTCGTATAAGCCGCGCAGTTCGGGTAGCCGCACGGAAGCCCTCGACTGCTTGGTCTACGCCTATGCAGCCTTTATAGGTCGTAACGGGCCGATGATATTGCCGAACCGTAAAATAGATAAGGTAGAAGTCGAAACAAAAGACGTTCCGAAACAGACTAAACCGTTACGTCGCCCCGCTCCGCAGCGCGGGTGGATGAACGGATGGAGATAGACGCATGGCCGACAAAAAAATTAGTGCATTAACATCGCTCGCGCAGGGAGACGTAGCCGTTACAACGGACGTTCTGCCTATCGTAGACACCAGCGCAACGGAGACGAAGAAAGTTACCGCAGCCGCCCTTGTTGGCGCGGGACTCGCAGCCGGTGTGACGAGCGTCGATATCAATAGCGGATCGATTGACGGAACTACCATTGGCGCGAACTCTGCCGCAGCCGGTACGTTCACTAACCTTACTGCCTCGGGAACCGTGTCATTTAGCGGAGCAACTGTCTCTAACGGCGGCTCGGTCACAACCGTAGATATCAACGGCGGCACGATCGACGGCGCGACTATTGCTACGTCCGATATTACGGTCGGCTCTGGGAAAACGCTTAACGTCTCGGCTGGTACGCTGACCCTCGCCGACAACCAGATCAGCGGCGACAAGGTAGAAGGCGGCACGATCAACGCCATTACGATCAATACGCTTACCTCGACGGCGGTCAACGCGACGACGGTAGACGCGACGAACGTGGAAGTCACGAACGTCAAGGCGAAGGACGGCACGGCTGCGGCGACGATTGCTGACAGTACGGGCGTTGTCTCTATCACCGCCAACCCGATCCTCTCCGGCGGCACCGCCAACGGCGTGCTGTATCTGAACGGCAGCAAGGTGGCGACGAGTGGGAGTGGGCTGACTTATAACGGCAGCACTTTTGTTTCAACAGGCAATGTCAAAGTTGGGTCGGGCGCTGCATCTAACTCTGCTCCGTTGATGATTAACACTGCTAACGGAACCGCTGCAAACATTCAGTTGTTTCAAGATTCGCAAGAATCTTGGACTATGGGCATTCCGGCTAGCAGCACCGCACTGACTTGGGCCAATTCTGGCACCGAACAGATGCGCCTCACCTCCACGGGCCTCGGCATCGGGACGAGTTCGCCGGGAACAAGGCTTCACTTGTATACGGGTGCGGCAGCAACGGCCTTAAAAATTGATTCCGGCACTTCTGGAACGTATACCTACTATTCGTTGGCTGGGACTGAAAAGTATACGACTGGTTATACGCCATCCACAGATTACTTCTCAATTGGTCGCTCTGGTGTTGCCGATGATTTTATTTTGAAATCTGGCAACGCTGGTCTGGGCGTGACGCCGAGTGCGTGGAGTGTTGGAAAAGCGATTGAAGTTGCCGCAGTTGGAAATGCTATCTGGGGCAACGGCGCAGGAAACATTCGTGTACTTTCTAATTCTTATTATGATGGCGCATTTAAGTATGCAACCAGTAGTTCTGCCTCACAGTACGCACAAGATGCCGGTACTCATGCTTGGTCTATAGCAGCCTCCGGCACCGCAGGCAACACCATCACGTTCACGCAGGCGATGACGCTAAATGCGTCTGGTTCGCTCGCATTGTTGGCGACAAGCGGACATGGATGTGAGTTGGATCTTTCGGCAAACGGAACATCAGCAAATAAGGCAACCTTTGGCTTTGGTTTTGCAACCGCAAGCGACAACATTGCTTTTCTTTATAACAGAACAAACAACGCGCTTGTATTCGGCACCAACAACACCGAACGCGCCCGCATCACGAGCGGGGGGGATTTCTGCGTAGGAACCACAAGCGCCTACACCGGAGGCAAAATTTCCGTAAACGGCGGCATTGTTTCACCAAGCGGAAACCAATTTGTTATTGGCGTGTATGGAACAAGTGGACTGCAACTTATTGGTGCTACAGGTGGCGATAACACCATTGGAACCCTGGGTGCGTCAGAGCCGTTGATATTTAGAACTGTATCGTCCGAACGTGGCAGGTTCACGGCAGGGGGGTATTTCAAGGCGAGTAATGATGGGGTGTATGTTGGTAGTACAGGTTCGTACCACGAATTAAGATCAACCGCTAACGAGACTGGCGTTATTGTTCAACTTACTAACGCAACTCTCAATCAGTCAGTAAACGGCATACAAGTAAACTATTCTGGAGCGTCTCCAAACGGCACTTCTGCTGCGTTTTTGTATTGCAATGACAGCACTACACTTCGTGCATCTATTCGCTCCAACGGCGGCTTGGCTAACTACCAAGCCAATAACGTAGACCTGTCTGACGCTCGCACGAAGAAGGAAATCAACCCGATTGCGTCAATGTGGGACAAGATCGGCGCGTTAGAAATTGTCACCTACAAGTACAACGACCAGACGCACGATGATGTCAACGTCGGTGTTATCGCGCAGCAGGTTGAAGCCGTTGATCCGGTTTGGGTAGACAGCGATGGGTTTGGCGAGACACCGGAAGATGGTGTGCCGCTCAAGACGGTTTACACCAAGGACATCTATTTTGCCGCCATCAAAGCCCTGCAAGAAGCAATGGCCCGTATTGAACAGTTGGAAACCAAAGTCGCCGCATTGGAGAGTAAGTAATGTCCGACGCAAAGTTAGAAATGACGCTTGAAGAAGCCGTCGCCATCGTGAATCTGCTGGGTAGCCTCCCGACGAGTCAAGGCGGGTTTCCGCTCTGGCAGAAACTGAAGGCGCAGGTGGAGGCGCAGTTGCCTAAAGAACAACCGGAGCAAATGCAATGACAACGATTACATGGAATATCAGCCAATTAGACTGCCTCCCGCAATCAGCGGAGGGTGCGGATTATGTAATCTGCTGCCATTGGCAATGCAACGGCGTGGACGGCGACTATAGCGGCAGCGTTTATAGCACTTGCTCGTTTGCCGTGGTGCAGGGTGAGGCTTTTACTCCTTACGCCGATTTGACGCAGGATCAAATCCTCGGATGGATTTGGGCCAACGGCGTAGATAAGGCCGCGACCGAGGCTGCGGTAGCGCAGCAGATACAGAACCAGATCAACCCGCCCATTGTGTCGCCGCCGCTGCCATGGGCATGAACACGGCATTTCTCGTCATCTTTGTTGGCCTCCAGATTGCTGACATCTGGACGACGCTGACGGCGCTGAAGCAGGGCGGTCGGGAGTTAAACCCGTTTCTCGCCAAACTGTTTGAGCGGTTTGACCCGCTGTCCGTCATGGTGCCGGTGAAGTTGGCGGGCGTGTGGGCGTTGTGGTACGTCAACCTTTGGGGACTGACCGCCTTAATGTGCATGGCGTATATGTGGGTTATTTTTCACAATTTAGATCAGATATTTGGCAAAAAGTGACATGGAAACACAAATCCTTTTCAACGTCATCGTGGGTGTCGCCGGTATCTTTGGCGGTTGGATACTCAACAACATTTCTCGTTCCATAGACAAACTAGACGAGGATGTGCGTGAGATGCCGCTGACGTATATCACCCAAGAGGCGTATCACCGCGACCAAAATCGCTACCAACGCGATATAGACGAAATTAAGGGTATGCTGCGGCTTATTTTTGAGCGGTTAGAGGCTAAGGCCGACAAATGATCCCCGCCGCGCTATTGCCCATCCTACAGCCGCTCCTTGCTAACGGCTTAGGGCTGGTCGCTAACGCTGTCCTCGCCAAAGGTAAGAAGGTGGTAGAGGACAAGTTAGGCGTTGAACTAAAGCCCGATATGTCCTCAGAGGACATGGCTAAGGTTCAGATTGCCGCCATGGAGCATGAAGAAGAACTCATGCGCTTGCGGATAGAGGACAACAAACTAGACCTTGCTGAATTAGAAATGCGCTTAAAAGACGTAGATAGCGCACGGGATCGGGAGACAGCGATTGCGACAAGCAAAGACGCCCCGCTTATCAACAAGATCGTCACGCCTATCCTTGCCCTTGGGCTATTAGCGTTGACGTTTATCCTCTTTGGCGTTGTTATGTTTGACAACACCCCGGTAGAAAGTTCGCGCAAGGACATCCTTATCTACGTCCTCGGCGTCCTCTCTGCCATCGCCACACAGATCGTGTCTTACTACTTTGGCTCAAGCCAAGGCAGCAAGGACAAAGCCGACCAGTTAAAGGAAGCGTTAAAATGAGCCTTGTCGCCGAACAAGCCGCTTTCCTCTTGGATGTCGCCAAACTTATCAACTACGCAACCGAGCAAGGGTTTGTCGTGACGGGCGGCGAGTTATTCCGCACCGCCGAACAGCAGCAGATTTACGTCAAAACAGGCCGCAGCAAGACGATGAACTCCATGCACCTTAAACGCTGCGCCATTGACCTTAATTTCTTTAAGGACGGCAAACTGACCTACGACATCAAAACCCTGACCCCGATAGGCGTCTATTGGGAGGGTCTACACCCAAAGAACCAATGGGGTGGGTTCTGGAAATCGTTTAAGGACGTTCCACACTTCCAGCGTGGCTGAGGGAGGTAGGGTCGAACTACCATTGCCAGAGTCAAAGTCTGGTGACTTGCCAGTTAGTCGATCCCTCAACGGCTTAAATGCGCAACCTCGGCCTGTAGCGTCTTAATTTCACGCTCCAGCACCTCGGCAATTTCCCACATTCCACGCTGGCGGATTTCTGCCAGCGCAAATTGTACCTTTTGCGCCTGACTTTGGCCGTACCCCCACGGCGCACGCTCCATCTCTTTTTTCCACGACCCCGGTGGGCTTTCGTTGTCTATCACCAGTATTCCCTCCCTGTGCCGCGCTTACAGGCCCACATAGGCGGGGGAACGTGACGCCAATCATCGCCATAGATTCGTGTCCAAAACCGCTTAAAACGCATTAGGAGCCGCATAAACCCTCCACAGAGTAGTTGGTTGATGGTGACTTCCAGTCCCTCGGTACGTCGCCCGTAATCCATGACGGGTCTTTCCACAGCAATCGGTTATTTGGGTAGGCAATCCACGGGCCGGTGTCTAGCGCAATGATGTGATGATCCTTGCTCTGGTCAGGCACCTCTGCCCAACCGCCATTGGCCCAGAACACGCTAAATAAGTACGTTCCCGCACGCATGACCTTATCGCGGCCCAGCGCCTCTACGCGGTGATTGCGGAGCATCTGCATCTCGCGCACCTCGCAATGCCTACTGAACGAGTCCCACCACACAGACAGGTTAAGCGATAGCGGTTCACAGGGTTTAGCGCAAAGCGCGTGGATTGGGATTCTGGCCCATTGTGCGCCGTTCTCTAACATCACTTGGAACATCGGCACTCGGGCAGGTTCAGCGCGAAACCCAAACACGGTGCAAAGCGTGAACTTGCCATGCCCACTTTGTTGGTCGTATAGGAACTCGTTACGGACATACGCCGTGGTGTACGGGGTGTCTACGACAAAACTCATTTGTATCTTTCTAAAATTGCGTCAGCACAAAGTCGCCCATCTTCTCCCGGTGCTAGTTCTAAACATAAATCAGCACATTCTTGCGCTTCAAAGGCGGCGATTAATCCTGCAAAGACCAATAATCCGTGGGAATCA